ATATCGTAATAACACGTATTTGGAAGGAGTCTAGTCTGCTCTTCGCTCAGGTCCAACTGCAAAGTACGAATTCCTGCTCCGTCTCCTGTGCCTACATCTGGTTTTGTAACTGCAAAGGAGGTTATTAGCGCTGAACTTCCTGGCATCCGTCTAATTTCAGACGTTGCAGTATAGGTGTCAAGTTCAAAATCAAATACAACGTTGAAGGTGTAATCGTCGCCTTCATAAATGTAGAGGTCTTGAACAATCGCTGTAACTTCTGGTTGTGCACCACCGTATGTTGGGATAGGTACATACACACGAATTGGAGTAGACCTATCATCAACTTCCATTGGTTGATACAACGGAACATAGCGGTTTGTAGTTTTAGAAATTCGACGCACACTGAACACGTCAATTTTGTACATACCAATGCCAAGTTGTGAACACAATTCGCGGTACTGTGCTTGACGAGCCTGAGCCATCTGCATTAACTGTTGATAACGTTCAGAACGTGGAATAGTTACACCATCTGGTGCAAACACGTTAATGTCAAATGCTGCATCATTTGCTAATGCATAGAGCGCTAATACCGATGCATGTACAACTACTGGATACTCTTCAACTCCAGGAAGATTAGCGATAGTCATCGTGCGCCCGAACGAATCTGTGTGATTTAAAGAATGTTCCATAAAAGCAGTGGAAACATAGTGTTCAACTTCTCTAGAGGTAAAGTATTTAAAGTAGTTTCCAGCAACAATAATGTCGTCACCTTCTGCTGGCACAGTATCAAGAACTATGTAACCAGTTGCTTCTTCAACTTCAGCATCATCAGATATGTTGTTACCATTTTTGGTAATTATTAAGTTGGCTCCATCTAATGGAGAGTATGGGACTAAAAATCGATTTGTAGTTCCGTCGGCTGTAAAGGTGTACACAAAAGACTTGGGTATATCGCCAATTTCATAGCGCAGCCTGTCAGCCAGGACTGAAAGTGTAGCCACGGAACCTCCAAAACTAGGTGTGGCAATTCTCTCCTGTAATTGCCAAATACACAGCGCAAAAGGCCCAACCCCCAACTGGGAGGAGGGCGGGAACCAGTTGAGGGTCGGACTACTTGTGACGGCTTAGTTAGGCCGCCAAATGTAACCAAGTTGTTCCAAGTAATCAGCGATGTGCCGTGGAACACGGTACTTAACACCTGTTTTAAAGGAATAACTTTGAGGAGTCCCGTTCACAACGCCAAACGTCATCTCATCAATATCGGAGATTGTTCGAATGACTACGTACTCATTCGATACTGAAACTCCAAGGTCTTCGATTTCATCCAAAACTAGTGGAGTGTCTGGCTTCTTTGGGTCAAAAACGTCTCGTTCAAGAGACTCTACCTCTAACTGATTAGCGATAGAAAGTTCTTCTTGTCGCTTTCTTAACTCTGCAGCATTTTGTTTTGCTGCTTTTTCGGCTGCAACTCCTGTTGCATCCAATGGACTTGTTGCTTTATTTGCCACGGTGTTTATTCTCCTAAGTTGTGTAGTTAGTTATGTCTGGGAGCCAAAGAAGGAGTATGGCTCCCAGACATAGGGTAAAACTAGTTGGTGTAGACCTTGACGATAGCCTGGTCTGTGATAACACCAAGACCCCAAATTGCATACCAAGCAAGAGCGTGCTCGCGACCGAAGTCGAGAACGCCACCATCGCGAAGTTCAACTGGGAGAGAGATTGCGTGACCAAATGCGTTGTCACCAATCATGATTGATTCGTAAACCTCAGCACCGTTACCAGTTGCTGTTGTTAGGTAACCCTTTTCTGCAGTGAAATCTGCAGACTCTGGATTTCCACCTGAACCTGGGGCTGTGTTAGTCTTAACAGGAGCACTCCAATAATCTGCTGGAACACCAACAGATGTTGAAGTTGTATAAGCAGCGTTAACTGCCAACTTCTTAACCTGTGTTGTTTCGATGAATACTACGTCGTATAGACGACCGATTTCACCGAGCATGAAGTTACCTGGAGCAGCGTACTTTGTAACTTCGATGAACTCTGGGTTCGAACGAATGTCACGTGACTGCTTTGGGTGTACGAACTGTACATATGTCTCACCTAAGCGAGGGATGTTCTTACCAGCAAGGGTAAGAGCAGCATCCTTTACAGCACCTGTTGACAACTTGTAGTTACCATCTAGGTCTGAGAACTGTGTTGCTGCTGTTCCTTCGTTGTACCAGTCATTAACACCTTGTACAGATGAGCGGTCGTAACCAAAGACTGCAGAAGTTGCTGCAGAAAGTGTGTTACGTGCCTGTACGTCTAGGTACTGTGCCATGTGGCGACCGAGAAGACGTGAAGCAGAAGCCATCACGTCATCGAAGGATGCGTTAAGAAGAAGTTCAGAAACTGCTACTGCGTAGCCGTGTTCTGCAACAGTAATAGCAATCTGCTCTGCAGTAAGAGCGCTCGTTGTCATACGAACACCTTCTGTTAGAGGAGATGGGTCTACTGCAAAGTTCTTGTAACGAAGGAAGTTAACACGAAGACCAGGAGCAACTCCTAGTTCAGTCTTCTTAACTGCAAACTGTTCGAAACGAAGAATTGGCATTGCCTGGAATAAGATTTCCTTAGACCAGATTGTCTGGATTGCTTGATTCAGGGATGTATTAGAACCCGAATAAGCGGTAGGGGCGCTGGCTAGTTGACCAGTACCTGTAATTGCACTTGCCATGGAGGTCAAGTCCTTTCTAGATAGTTGTTTGGGTTAACCGAACAGTCCCTGACCACGATTATTTGCTGCATTGCCAAGTAATTTGGCTCGTTGTTTCGAGTAGTCTGCCAATGACATATCCCTGATTGAATCAGGAGTTAACGTTTGTTGTGACGAATCATTATCGAGGGGTCCTGCGGCAGGCGCTGTTACACGTGGTCCTGCCATTTGTGCTCTTGCAGACTGCATAGCCTGTTGAGCGGAATCGAGAATTCGAGCAGATTTTTCTTTTAGAGTTGCAATGCTCTGCTCAACGGCATCTTGTGAATCGCCTTCAATTAAATCAATAAGTTCAGGAATGATTGTTTCTCGTTCCTGTTCTAATCGAGCCTGACGGTAATTCATCAACTCTTGGAATTTGCGCTCCTGTTCTAGGAGAGCAATCGCACGTTCTCTTTCAAGACGTTCATTCTCTAGTTGAGACTGAAATTCTTGCTCCTTCTTTTTGAGAAGGTCTTTGAAGGACAGTTCATTCTCTTCCTGTTCCTTCTTCAACTGTGCTGCACGACTTTCCTCTTCAGCAATGCGTGTTTGACGCTCTGCTTCACGAGATGCCGTTTCCTCACGTTCCTTTTTAAGGGACGAGAGTTCTTCTTTCATCTTTTCAAGTTGTGGGTATAACTTTGCTTTTTCTTGTTCACGTGCCTTTGCAATATCATCGGCTGTGTACGAAGGTACTGACATAGTTGTCTCACTACTCACTATTGACACATCGACTGAAGACAGCGATGCATCGGTTTCTACTGTGTTTTCCATAGCAGTGTTCACTTATCTTTCTTATGTAGTTGTCCGTATGCCTTTCGGCGTGTCCCTTGATTGTTATGAGATAATTGCATTACATTTATGTGTAATTGTCTCGTTATATTCCAAACTTTTTACAGTTGGAAACTTAGTCTCTATCTACCATCCTTCTTTGCGGAATCTTAGTGCCATAGGCTTGAGTTACTAGGTCATTCCTAATAGACATTTCTGCCTGGTCTTCTATGGCTTTTGCTTCTTGAACCATTGGGTCTTCGACAGTCTCAGGAGTTGGAGCCCCCTCAATACCGTCACCCATCACATCACCATCGCCTAACTGTGTAGGCTGCATAGGAATCGCGCTTGAGCCGTCTGGTCCAGGCATCATTCCTGTCATATCTTGAATCTGCTTTTGAATTTGGACCTTGATAAGAGATAGAGCACCATCAGCCTTTGCATCCTCGACCAATTCACGACGAATCTCTTGAAGTTTCTCTTCTGGGAACTCTTCGCCAAGTGTGCGGAGCGCTCCTTCCTTTGACTCAAGTCCCATGCCTAGTTTGGTTTGGATTTCATTGAGGACAATTAACTTATCAAGAGGAAGTGGAGGCGGGAACTGTACGTAGTTCATATAAGACAAAGGGTCATTTGGGTCAAGGCGGTCTAATTGACCTTCCTTGATTGGGCCGTCTTCATCTGGGTTATACAAGAATGTTTGTGGTTCCTTGATGGCAAGGGTGCGAAGTGCAAGTTCATTGATTCGCTCAAGACCCTTACCATACTGGGCTACTTTTTGAGAATAGCGGTTCATCAGCGGCTGATACTGAATAGACAGAGCAACACCTGATGTGTTTGAGATTGGTTGGACTTGTCCAAGAGCAGTTTCAGGAATGTTCATTAGTTCGTGCATTGAGCGTTTTAACAACTCAAGGTATTTCAAGGCGCCTTCGATACCTGATGCGCCACCTTCAAGGTTAAAGACTTGAGCGTCTTTTGGAAGACCACCCCAAACCTTCTTTGCACCTTTCTCAAGGTTAGAGGCTTTAGCACCTACAATAACTGTCACAGGAGAAGCGTGGTAGTTAATGATGTCAGCGACATCAGTGCTAATTTCGTTATATGCACGGTTGATAGTGATGATGTCGTGTGCGTCCGAGAGACCCCACGGTGAACCTGAAACAGGAACATTAGGAATATGAACCACTGGAATAAGTCCTAGTGGATTTGGTCGTGAGTCAATTAGTTCATCATTAATGTACTCTTCAATGACGTCGTCAGTCAAAATTTCAGTGTAGGTAAACACTTGACGAGTACCTTCTAGCGAGGTTCCCCAGAAACGATACTTCTGTTTAAATCTAAGAAGACGACTTCTATCGTGTGGGTGAAACTCAGGAAAGCAAAAAGACGAGTTCATAGGAAGAAGGCGAACACGTCCAGGATGGAACATGCCAGCAGAATCTGTCCAAGCCTCTTCGTAGGCTATTTTGACGAATACGTCTCCTGTGATACCGCCTTGCTGTCCCATCTCAAGTAGGACACGCATTTTGTCATTGTCAACTTCCCAAATGCGTTCAAGACGGTCTGGAATAATTGCTTCAGTTGACTTAGGAGAGCGAAAATGGACGCCACGACCAAACACGAACCTAGCAAGATAATCATTAAAGGCACGGTAGTAATTGACTGCAATTTGCATTTCGCCTTGTTCACGACGATAGCCC